GTACGTTTCTATAGCCAAGACCCAAACATAATGGTTACTATTGATACTGATAACAAAGAGTTAAAGTTAAGTAAATCTAAACACGTTGAAGATGATAAAATGGATAGGGTACACAAAGGCATAAAGAATCTTGCTCACAAATACGCATTTGATTTTGATTACAAAATTTATGGAAAAACGATCCAACCTAAGCACTCTGAATACAAATCAAAGATAAACAAAATGAAAGAATTAGAAGCAGGATTAACAGAAGCAAGTTTAGGTAAAATGTACGGTAGTATGAAAACAAGTTATCAACCTTTAGACTCAGTAAAAATTATTGTTAGACATGGTAAGGCAGTTAATGAAGAAGTAAGAGGTTCGCGTAGTAGACAAATTTCTAAATTGTTTATTCAACGAGCAGACGAAAGATTCGCATTACCGCATAAAAGTTTAGCAGGTGCTAGAGCAATGGCACGCCACGTATACAACGGTGGTGAAGTACACGATACAGTTGGAGCGGCTATCAACGAAATGGTTGAAAGCATAGACTCACTATCAAAATTCTCTAGATATGTAACAAACAAAAATTTAGTTAACGAAGAAAATAATACACTTGTAACACTAGCACAAGAATCAGTACAGAATTTAAGACAATCACTTAAAAAACTAAGTGGTGCTAAGACTTATGCGAGAGCAGTAGAAACAATTGATTTTACTAACTCATTAGAGATTACAGAAAACGCAGACGATTTAACAGATCTATTTACAGAAAAGCATGTAGACGATAGTGTACTAAATGCTTTTCCATCAATTAATAAACTGCTTTCTGTACAACAAAAAATGGACGAGTATATTACAAGTAGTATAGATAATTTAAATATACAAGTGCCTATTTCAGAAGAAGGGATTGAATATCCTAACAAACATTCCGAAGTAGCACATAAATTATCAGTTATTGCTGAGTTTGTTGAAGACAAAATTTTAAAGAATTTTATTGAAAACTGTGGTACTAAAATACTTAAAGGTACTAAGTTAGACGAGAACTCTATGTCTAATATTAAAAAGTTGATATCAAAGACTAATATGGAAAGTGTAACAAAAGATACAGCAGAAATACTAGAATTCATCAATTTTACCAGAAAACTAGACAATATAGTAGAAAATTAATAAATAATTTCTGTAAAGTTAATTTAAAAGAAATTTTAAATTAGATTACATAACATGGCAAAAAGAGGTTGACTTTAACCTCAAAAGGCATTATAATAGGCAACATGTGTAAAAATTAATTTACACAGAACATGGCAAACATAGGAGAAAGACATGGCAACATTGGCTGAAATACGAGCAAAACTAGCCGCAATGGATTCAAAACCAGGCGGTGGATCACAAACAGGTGGCGACAATGCTATCTACCCATTTTGGAATATATCAGAAGGATCTAGTACTACACTAAGATTTTTACCTGACGGCGATTCCAATAACACATTCTTTTGGACAGAACGACAAATGATACGTTTGGCGTTTCCTGGCATAAAAGGTGGCGACATGAAACCTACAACTGTACAAGTACCTTGTATGGAAATGTGGGGCGAACAATGTCCAGTACATAATGAAATTAGACCTTGGTTCAAGGACCCTTCATTAGAGGACATGGGTCGTAAATACTGGAAGAAAAGAAGTTATATTTTCCAAGGGTATGTAGTAGATAGTCCACTACAGGAGGACACCACTCCAGAAAATCCAATCCGTAGATTTATTATTGGACCTCAAATCTTTAATATTATTAAAGGTGCTTTGATGGACCCGGATATGGAAAACATTCCAACAGATTATGTAAATGGCACAGACTTTAGGTTATCAAAAACCATGAAAGGTCAGTATGCTGATTACTCAACAAGTAAGTGGGCAAGAAAAGAAAGATCTCTAGATGAGACAGAACTTGCCGCAGTAGACACTAACGGTCTATTTAACTTAAAAGACTTCTTACCTAAGAAACCAACTGCTGAACAAGTGGATATAATTTATCAAATGTTCCAAGATTCAGTAAACGGCGAGTTGTTTGACAATGAAAAATACGGAGAGCACTTTAGACCTAATGGTCAATCTGCTCCAGTAAAATTACAAGCAACAACTCCACCGGCACAGAGTTCTACTCCGGTAGCGGCTCCAACAGCACCAGCAGTGGAAACACCTGCTCCAGCAGTTGAGGCACCAGCACCAGTAGTAGCACCAGTAGTAGAGAGTGCTTCTGCCAATGACGCTCCGGCATCTACTGATTCTAAAGCATCCGCTGAAGACATTTTAGCGATGATTAGAAACCGTCAGCAATAATTGACGGGTTGTAGCCTTACTTAGGGTTTTGAATACTTGGTCCTGTTTACTTCAAAGAACTGGTAAGGCTACCTTTTTTTAAGGGTAATTATGAGTACATTATTAGCATTAGGCGATAGCCACACATTCGGAGCAGAAATATTAGGTGAGAATAATCACTACGATATTGGCAATACCGAATTGGCTTATCCACAGAAGTTAGGTAACGATCTTGGCATTGACAAAGTCGTAAACTTAGCAGTTCCAGGTGGTAGCAATATGCGAATAGAAAGATCATTACTAGAATACTTAACAACAAATGATAAACCAGACTTGGTTGTTATAGGTTGGACGGTTATTGGTAGATTTGAGTACTGTACTGGATTAGATAAGAATGGCAATTACGAATACGCAAATGTTAATTCTTGGCTTAATCCTGCGTGGAAAGATAATCCAGAACAATACAATACATGGAAAAACTTTTTACCTATAACTACCGCAGACGATTTACTAGCACAAAAATATAGATCTATTTTATACGCAATGAATCTTTTAGAAAATAAAAACATTCCATATATAATGTTTGATGTAATGAACGATCACATAAACCAGGCAGAAACTGAGTCAGGTGACTTAATTGAATGGAACGGTGATCACAAAACAGATAAAGCATTGATAGAAGCATCGGAATGTAAAAATTACCTTAAAGGAGAAAACTTAGACTACTGGTCTTATGTTTTTAACACAGGATTTGACGATGTAGCAATGAGCGGAGGCCATGCCAATGAAGCAGGCCACAAACATTGGGCATCAAAATTAAAACAGGAATTACAACACAGAAATATATACGGAGAAAAAAATGCAGAAACCATTTGATTTAAGCAAATTTAGAACCGGCATCACTAAAAGTATTAGTGGTATTAGTGCCGGTTTTCACGATCCAGTAGATTGGATCAGCACAGGTAACCACACACTCAACTATTTGATCAGTGGTGATTTTAACAAAGGCGTACCACTAGGTAAAGTTAGTGTGTTCGCTGGTGAGTCCGGTTCAGGTAAAAGTTTTATTTGTTCAGGAAACTTAGTCAGAAACGCACAAGACCATGGCTGTCAAGTTGTGTTATTTGACTCAGAAAATGCTCTAGACGAAGATTGGCTAAAAGCATTAAACGTTGACACTAATCCAGAAAAACTATTAAAGATTAGTGTGTCAATGATTGATGATGTAGCAAAATCAATTTCAGAGTTTATGAAAGATTACAAAACAAACTATGGTGATTTAGAGTACGACGAGATGCCTAAATTACTATTTGTTGTTGACAGTTTGGGTATGTTGCTAACCCCCACAGATGTGGATCAGTTCCAAAAAGGTGACATGAAAGGTGACATGGGTCGTAAGCCTAAGGCTCTTACAGCATTGGTTAGAAATACTGTTAACCAATTAGCACCATACCCGATTGGCTTAGTGTGTACTAACCATACATACGCATCACAGGATATGTTTGATCCAGATGATAAAATTAGTGGTGGACAAGGCTTTGTATACGCAAGTAGTATAGTAGTTGCTATTAAGAAACTAAAACTTAAAGAAGACGCAGACGGAAACAAAGTGTCTACAGTACAAGGTATTAGGGCGGCATGTAAAGTTATGAAGTCTAGATACAGCAAACCTTTCGAAGGTGTACAAATTAAGATTCCATATGAAACTGGAATGGACCCTTACAGTGGTATGTTAGAAATGCTTGAAGCAAAAGGCATAGTAGACAAGGTAGGTAACAAACTAGAGTATATTAGTCCTGTTACAGGCGAGTCAATTAAAGAGTTCAGAAAAGCATGGACTGGAGATAAACTTCAGGTAATTATAGACGAATGGGGACAAAATCCTAAAGCAGTTCCAGAAGATATCGATGATGATTTTGATGAGAACGAGGTGGATGACCCTTCAGTATATGAGGAGAATGTTGAATGAGCGATATGAGTCTTATAATCGAAACTTGGGAATCAGTAAAACCATGTGTAAATCCTAAAGAAAAGGACGACGCATGTGCTTCACTTGTAAGAGTGTTTGATGAACATGGATTGTTAGATTATGATAAAGTTGGTATTAATGATTGCGATGGACATTTAAAACAAGCAATCGAAGAATACTACGAAGTCGAAGAAAGCGACGAAGAAGACGAGGATTGGGATTACTAATGGCTGGCTGGTATAACAAAGTTTCAGATAATTTAAGCAATATAATTGATTGTATAGATTACTATGAGGGTGAGTTAGCAGAAGCCAAAAAGGAATGCTATATCAAAGGTAATGTGGAACGCAATAGTGCCGCATTACCTGGTGTCACAGAGCATCGCTTTAACCAATTACAAGAAATAGAAGCAATTCTAGAGCATATTAACATTCAATTAAGAAAAACTCGTAGCAAGGTATTTAGAAACTTTTTAGAAAGTTATAACAGAACACTGACAAGTAGAGATGCTGACAAGTATGTTGATGGCGACGATGATGTAGTTAATCTAACATCATTAGCAAATCAATTTAGTTTATTAAGAAATCAGTACCTTGGCATAATGAAGGGATTAGACACAAAGCAATGGCAAATAGGACACATAGTGAAACTGAGAACAGCAGGAATGGAAGACATCTCTCTATAGAGACCATTAGTTCATTAGTAGACACATTCAAAGAAAATATTTCTGACAACCTTTCCGAAGGCGATATTGTTAAGGTTTCTTTAGACGATACTTCTTATAATATTTTTAACACGTTATTTAAATGGTTTCCGTATACCATTACAAATGAAGAAAAAGTAAAAACTAATAAATTATTTGATTGTATAATCACAGAACAATCAAACAATATAGTTGTGTCTTATAAGGAAGAAGAAACCTTATTACCAATTGACCTTATAACAAATAATACAAAAGACGAGGTTAATAATATAACCATTGAAAAGTTTTTAGATTGGTCAAAATATGAAAGTGTAAACTGTCAGTCCTATGACAGTTTTACTGATAAACTAAGCGGTGTACTTGTTATGCGAGAATCACATCTACATCAAATGCAACATTTTAAAGACTGTGTTGTAACGGCTAATAACTGTGACATAGATACTATAAAAGCATTAGAGCAAACAAAAACAGTTTCTTTAGCAGTACACTTACAAGACAACAATCTTGATATTAACGGCATTAAAGATCATTGTAGTCAGTCAGCAGAATTTATTGCTGGTATAATTATTCCAGAAGATGTAAACGTTACGTCTGAAATAGTTAACGAATTACATAATATAGATGCCTATGTATATAAGCAATGTAGTTACAAAGAAGTATTAGACAGTA